CAAAATGCCAACGACCTTAGAGCCTTCAAACTCCATGAACGCAGGATCGCCAAGCTCTATTCCCAATGCCAAAATCTCGACAGAACCCGATGGATCGCTCAGAATCCGTATCGGGGCGATTGAGGGCTTTTGCCCCTCACACCTGTTCGCCGTCCGTAAAATCCATCAGCTCCAACGCGCTTGGCTCCTAGCCCAAGGCGAAACACCCCTTTAACCTTTGCTAACCTCACGGCATGGGTAAGAAGTCCACAAACCTACAGATTCAAGAGCGTGTCAATACTGTTTACCAGTTATTGATCAAGTCCTATTCGCGCTTTGAGATCGTTCAATACGCCTCAGAAAAATGGGACGTAGGAGATAGGCAAGCTGATGAATATCTGGCAAGGGCAAGGCAGCTCATTGCTAAAGACTCAGAGATTGAACGCCCTGAATGGTTAGCCGCTGCAATTGCACGCCTTGTAGAATATGAAAAGCGTGCAGGCAGAGATGATCAGATTCCTGTTGCAATCAAGGCTTTAGAGACGCAAGCCAAGCTCTTGCGCTTTGACCTCAACTGATGTCATTGCTTACCGGTCTTTGTGAACCGACCAAGCTTCTGGCCTTTGCTCAACCGCCAGATCAGAAAACAACGGTTGACATCCTCAGCAGAATCAAAGCCGATCTCCATCCTGGTCAGCTTGCTTTTGTAGAAGATCAAACAACAGAGATAATCGGCCTATCTGCGGGCTACGGCGCCGGAAAGACCAGAAGCCTCGCCAGCAAGGCCGTTGCCTTAGCCATAGCTAATCAAGGCTTTATAGGCATTGTCATGGAGCCCACAGGGCCATTAATTCGTGATATTTGGCAAAACGATTTTGATGATTTCCTGGAGGCTTACGACATCCCCTACAGCTTCAGGGCATCTCCCTTGGCTGAATACGTCCTGCACCTGCCTGGCGGAGATACAAAGATCCTTTGCCGCAGCTTTGAGAATTGGACACGTTGCATCGGCATCAATGCGGCTTGGTGTCTTGCGGATGAAATCGACACTGTGCCGCCATCAATAGCAAACAAGGCATTCCCTAAGATCCTTGGTCGCCTTCGTGCTGGCAACGTGCGGCAGTTTGCTGCTGCCTCAACGCCTGAGGGCTTTCGCTGGATGTGGAACACCTTTGGCACAGAAGAGGCAAAGCAGCGTCCTGATCGGCGCCTAATTAGAATGAGAACGGCAGACAATCCACATCTGCCCCAAGACTTCATCGAGCGGCTGCAAGCCAACTACGATCCAAGCCTGTTGCAGGCTTATCTAGAAGGCCAGTTCTGCAATCTCACGACCGGTCAGGTTTATGACCGCTTCGACCGCGCAAAGCACGTAATCACAGATATTCCCAACGTTGAAAATGAACCCCTCCGTGTAGGCGTTGATTTCAATATTGGAAACATGTCAGCCGTTATCTCTGTCCGTCTTGGCAACCAACTATTGCTGATCGATGAGGTCAGCGGTGCCCATGACACCGACGCACTCGCTCAAGAAATACGACGACGTTTTCCCGACCGTCGCATCTATGCCTACCCTGACGCATCAGGCGGTAACCGCAGCACGAACGCCAGCCAAACCGATATTCAAATCTTGGAGTCCTATGGCTTTACCAATCAGTCGCCAAGGTCAAACCCTCCCGTCCGTGATCGCGTGGCTGCTGTTCAAGCTCTGCTGGAAAACGGGAAAGGCGAAGTAAGACTTCAAGTCGCGGCCAACTGCAAGCGAACGATTGAATGCTTAGAGCTGCAAAGTTATACAGAGAAAGGCGATCCAGACAAAGACGCTGGTTATGACCACATGAATGATGGCCTTGGTTATTTAGTGTGGCGCGAATTTAATCCTCTTTATGCGCGTGCTGGTCGAGGCACTGGCATTAGGCTTTACTAAACTGAAGGGATTAGGCGGGGTTTTAACGTGTATTCAGGTTTTTCGGGTGGCAGGCAGCGGGTTGGCAGCGTTACTCGCGTCAATGACCCGAACACGGCTTGGGTAAACATGGAGCCTCACTGGGAGCTGATTGAAGCTCTTTTACAAGGCACCTACGGCATCAGAAAGAAGCATCGAAAATATTTGCCGCAAGAGCCTAGAGAGCTTGATGAGTCATACGACAACAGGCTGATGCGTTCAACACTGGCCCCGTATTACGTCAGGCTTGAGCGGATGTTGGCGGGCATGTTGACCCGTAAGCCCGTCAGGTTGACAGATGTGAGCGACCTGATCACAGAGCAGCTTTTTGACGTTGATCTTGAAGGCAACGATTTAAACGTCTGGACCTATGACACAGCCAGGAAGTGCATCAGATATGGACATGTTGGCGTTCTTGTTGATGCTCCTCAGGCCGGGTCTAACGGGCGGCCTTATTGGGTGACATACACGCCCAGAGACATTCTGGGATGGCGTACAGAATTAAGCGATGGGCAGCAGAAGTTGACTCAGCTTCGCCTAATAGAAAGGACCGTTATCCCTGATGGAAGCTATGGCGAAAAAGAAGTTGAGCAAGTTCGCGTCTTAACCCCAGGCGCATTTGAGATTCATCAGAAAGACGACAAAGGAGATTTTCGCGTCATTGATGAAGGCACAACCAGCCTTGACGAGATCCCGTTCTCTGTTGCTTATTCCAACCGCGTCAACCTGATGGAGTCGCGGCCACCAATGGCCGACATTGCAGAGCTAAACCTCAAGGCATATCAGGTCCAGTCTGATCTCGACAATCAACTGCACCTGAGTGCTGTCCCTTTGCTTGCCTTCTACGGGTTCCCGCAATCCTCGGAAGAGGTGAGCGCCGGACCTGGGGAAGCAATTGCATTCCCAGCCGAGGGCCGCGCTGAATACATCGAGCCAAGCGGTAGAAGCTACGAGGCGCAGTTCCAACGGCTTGAGCAGATTGCAATGCAGATCAACGAGCTAGGGCTTGCCGCTGTCCTGGGTCAAAAGCTATCGGCAGAAACAGCTGAGGCCAAGCGCATTGACCGCAGCCAAGGCGATTCCACAATGATGGTCATCGCCCAGCAAATGCAGGACATGATCGACAACTGCCTCCGGTTTCATGCGGCCTACCTCCAAGAGCCTCAAGCTGGCAGCAGTTTTGTCAACCGTGATTTCCTTGCCACTCGCCTTGACCCTCAAGAAATCCAATCACTGTTGCAGCTCTACACGGCAGGAACCATCACGCAAAATACGCTGTTAAATCAGTTAGAAGCTGGCGAAGTTCTTGGTGATGAATTTGACGTTGAGGAAGAGCTAGAGGCCACACAGGTCGGTGGCTTAATTGAGATGGATCAGCCAACGCCTCCGGCTGACCCTGTGATGCCTGAAGAATCAGCCGAGCCTCAAGATCAACCTGAAATCCCTAGCTGATGTTTTGGAACAAACCCGCACGAAAGCAACCAGAGCCTGAGCCTGAATCAAGGCAACAGATCCTCTACTACGCGCAGACACCGTTAAAGGGTGATTTGTTTGCTGTCATCCGCGTGACTTGGCATGAGAAGGGAATGCCTATCGGGGTTGTTGAATCGCAGCTAAGAGAAGACGATCAAGACGCTATTCCTGAGTTTGGTCAGCTTGTAGGGGAAGCCTTAAGAGGTGGCGCAGATGTCTCAATCATTTGCGGCGAACCTCCCGAAGCTGTAGGAATTGAAGAGCCATGACAACACCAGCGGAGCTGTATCGGAATGCAATCGATCTCAACCGCTTTAGCAACAGCGTGGCAAAAAGAATTGCCCGCACATATAACGATCTTATTTTGGATGCTGTTGATCAGCTCCGTGGGATTGATGAGCTTGCAGCGCCTGTCAAAGCTGCACGGCTTCGGGCGATCCTTGCGCAACTGAAAGGGGCACTTGATAACTGGGCAGAGGCCAGCACGTTGCTTGCGGTTGAAGAGCTGCAAGGGCTAGCGGTATTGCAAAGCGAATTTGTGACCAGTGAGTTGGCTAAGGCATTGCCTGTTGAGCTGGCGAATCAGATTAGGAGCGTGCAGATCAGCCCGCAGTTTGCGCAAGCGGTGGCCACTATTGACCCAACGGCTTTGAATGTTGTTACGTTAAGTGACGACCTTCAAGCTGCGGTTACGGGGGCTCCGCAAGCGTTTCGTTTGACGGCAGCGCAAGGCTCAGTCATCACGTTGCCCAACGGCAAGGTGCTTGAAAAGTCATTTCGAGGTTTGGCTGAATCTCAAGCTGACTTGTTCAGCATGACGGTCAGAAATGGATTGTTGACAGGCGAATCAACGGACAAGCTGGCGCGTCGCTTAAAGGGTCGCTTACGGTTTGGCCAACCTGCGATGAGTTTGCGTCAGATGGCTCAAGCCGGTGGCAAAGTCACAGCCGTGGCAAACCATCAGGTCAATGCCTTGGTCCGCACAAGCATCAATCAAGTGGCTAACGCTTCAAGTCAGCAGGTCTATGAAGCTAATCAAGACGTGACCAAGAAATACAAGTATGTGGCCACGTTGGACAGCAGAACGTCACCTATCTGTAGATCACTGGACGGCAAAGAATTTGTGTATGGCAAAGGGCCAGTCCCGCCGCAGCATTTCAATTGCAGGTCAACCACGGTTCCCGTTATTGATTACAAGGGTCTGGGCTTTGACCCGCCACCATCAAATTCTCGAAGGCGTCCAGGCACCACCCTCGGTCCATCAAGAGGCGTAAGGGGCGGCACTGTCCCAGACACCCAAACCTATGGCCAATGGCTTGAGCTTCAATCCAATGCCGTAAAGGAAGACGTGCTGGGTGCATCAAAGGTTCCTTATTTTGAAAGCCTTGTCAAAAAGGTTGGCCCAACTAAGGCG